AAAAATAATTTAAAAAAAAAAAAAAAAGAAAAAAAAAGTTGACTTTCCTTCAGAATGAAAGAAATTTTAGTAATTAATATTTTGGTTGTCACTAGATAAGCATTTTTTTTTAGGAAAAAAAAATTTTCTTTAAAAATGACTTAGGCGTTTTTCTGTTCTATATTTATAGAACATTTAGAATGAAAAAAACGCCAAAAAGCGCAATTAATTTAATATGTGAAATATGTGACTTTACCTGTAGTAAAAAAAGCGACATGGATAGACATTTATTGACACGCAAACACAAAAATAGAACAATTTCGAACGAAAAAACGCCAAAAAATGATATAGTAGAGGCTAAATTATTTAATTGTGAATGTGGAAGATCTTACAAGGTTCGAAATAGTTTATGGTATCATAAAAAAAAATGTACCAAAAAAACGCCGGAAAAAAATCCCGAAAAAAAAAATTTTGAAAAAAATTTTGAAAAAAAGGATATTATAGATCAATTTCAAATAATGTCACAAGAAAATATGGAGTTAAAAAAAATGATGGCCGATACCCAATATCAAATGATAGAATTACTGAAAAAGGGAACTCATAATACCAATAGCAATAATACATTTAATTTACAGATTTTTCTAAATGAAACATGTAAAGATGCAATGAATATAACCGATTTTGCAGAATCAGTAAAACCACAGATTAATGATTTGAAGGAGATGGGACAGCTAGGTTATATAGAGGGGATATCAAATATAATAATGAAAAATTTAAATGCTCTGGAAATTAATAAACGACCTATGCATTGTAGTGATTTAAATAGAGAAATTGTATATGTAAAAGATGAAAATAAATGGGAAAAGGAAGATAATAGAAAAGAGAAATTGAGAAAAACAATAAGAGAAGTGGCAAATAAAAATATTAAACTTTTAGCCGAATATGCCGAAAAATATCCTGACTATAAAGAAACAGAAACAAAAAGAAATGAAGAATATTTACAAATATTAATGGAAACAATGGGAGGACTCGGAGAGAATATAATTGAAAAGGACGAGGAAATTATAAAAAATTTAGTAAAAGAAGTTGCAATTGAAAGACCCTTAAAAAACTGATATAAAGTTTTTGTATTTTATCAATATATATTGTTCCAATGAATCGTCTATTTCGTTTTGCCAAATCTTTTGTTCCTAAGATTTCAGAAACCGAACTTATTGCTCTTCGGAGTGGTACCTCTTCTGTAGATAAGTTCATTTTTTCCGGAAAAGTCCCTAAATTAAATCGTACCTATTTACCATTTTCAGAAAATTTATTCACCTTTCCCAAAAAAAGGGTGGATAAACTTTTGTCTATTTATGGAGATAGTCATATTTATCCTTCTCTTGAATCAGGTGAAATTATGAATTATATTGGAGAGAATAAATTTTGGTCTTTTATAATTGAGGAAAAATATGGGGGTACAAAGTTATCTGTAAGAGAAACAGCTTCTATTTTAACCAAAATAACCACCAAAAACCCAGCTCTAGGAGTTACTATAATGGTTCCTAATTCTTTAGGACCTGGTGAATTATTAACTCATTATGGTACTGAAAAACAAAAAGATAGATATTTACCAAGATTGGCTAATGGCACATTAATTCCTTGTTTTGGTTTAACTGGTCCTCATAACGGTTCGGACGCTGTTGGTTCTATTGATGAAGGTATTGTTGTAATGAATAAAAAGGGGGAATTAGGGATTGATATATCAATAAATAAAAGATATATAACCTTAGCGCCTGTTTCAAATTTAATTGGTTTGGCATTTAGATTGAGAGACCCTGACAATCTTCTTCCGATTAAAAACGAAGGAATTACAGTTGCCTTATTAGAAAAAGGTCATCCAGGTTTAATACAAGAAACATATCATAATCCATTAGATGTAGGATTTCCAAATGGTACTTTAAAAGGATCTTTTACCATTTCCATTGATCAAGTAATTGGAGGTGAAAAATTTATTGGTAAAGGATGGAAAATGTTAATGGAATGTTTGGCTGCAGGGAGAGGTGTATCCCTACCAGCAACAGCCAACGCTTCTTCCAAAGCAGCAACATACGGAATAATAAATTATGCAAAACATAGAAAGCAATTTAATATTCCTTTGATAAAGATGCAAGGAATCCAAGAAAAACTAGTAAGAATGATTTATAATACTTGGCTTATTCAATGTAGTGTAGAATTAACAAATGCTATTTTAGATGCAAATGAAAAACCTGCTGTATTATCTGCTGTCATGAAACAACAAACTACCGATAGAGGAAGAGAAGTATTAAATGATGGTATGGATATTCATGCGGGAAGTTCTATTTGTAAAGGAGAAAACAATTTTTTAGAGAAATTTTATAAGGCTGCCCCTGTAGGAATAACTGTAGAAGGAAGTAATACTCTAACGCGTAATTTAATTATTTTTGGTCAAGGATTAAATAAAAGTCATCCTTATTTGTATCCAATAATAGATAGTTTGTTAGAAAATAATGAATCGAAATTTACCAAACATTTATCATCATTGATAAAACATGTTCTGATAATGTACGGAAAATCTTTATTTGTTAATTTCAATATTTCGAGAGATATTTATAAAGATTTGGATAATCATACAGTAAAATTTGCGCATTTAGCTAACTATGTGGCTTTAAAGGGAGGAAAATTAAAACAAGAACAGTTTTTATCGGCTGATATGGCTGATATATTTTCCAATTTATATTTGGCTCATTCTGTTAAATGGGTGAATGAAATAGATAATATTAGTCCCTTCTTAACAGAATATTGTATATCAACATTACTTAATGAAAATCAAAGAATTATAAATAGAGTGGTAAGTAATTATGGATTTTTAGAGTGTATTCCAATTCTCCATTTAAAAAGAAAAGAGAGAAATGAATGTTATCATCAAAGAGAACTTGTAATTAATGAAATTTTAAATAATAATAAGCTTATGAACGCTATTAAAAAAGATGTATATGTGAAAGATACAATTTTAGAAAAACTAGAAGAATTAAATAATCTACATTCAGATAGCGAAGCATATAAAACATTATATAATGATGTAATTCAAGTTGGGGAGTATCCTAATGTTAGGATAGATCCACTGTAGAGAAAAGAAAAACCTCATCTAGTTCGGGAATAGTGCCTTGGTCATATTTGACAAAACAATTTACTTTGGAAATTACCAAATTTTTTTTTTCTTTCACTCTTATTTCTTTTTCATAAAAAGGAATACGCAGAGTATAGGACATATGAATGTTATATTCTTCAATTTTGGAGATTATTAAATTTAAGAATAATCCTTTATAAGAAGTGACATAATACTCAATTAAAATATTTGATTTCTGAATTACTAGTTTATGCATAAATTGAAGTAAGCGAAATTTAATATCTAAATATTGATTTTTTTTGTCTTTTTTTGTAGCTGATAAACATTTATTGGCTAGTTGGTTTAATTGTTGATCGATAAAAGGACAATCGACATTGGGTCGTAGGTGAATATATTTAAGTAAGTAGTGGCAAATACAATCTGCCAATCTTCTTATTGGAGAAGTAAAATGACAATATTCGGGCATTCCTACAAGATCATGACTTTCGCTATTAGACAAATAGTCTGCTTTTATTCCATTGGTAATAATTTCTGTAATCATTTCTTCTGGAGTAATACCATTGTATAATGTTTTTAGCCATTCACTTGCAGGACATGTTCTGAAAATACCCATATTTAGATTAATCTTTAAATACTCCCCTACAAAAGAATTGGAAAATATGGCAAATTCTGCAATCATTTGTTTTATTTCCTTTTCTTCAATAGAATCGACTTGTAAAAAAATGTCATTTTCGGAATATTTGGTATATGCCATAGATAAATCATTTAAAATAACCCCTTTAGTTTTTTTAGAACGCATAGTTTTGAGAACTTTAGCAATGTTCAATCCAATTGTGATTTCTCTCAACTTACTAATACTAGCTTGGTAATAAGTAAGAGCATTTTCTTTAGAAACTTTTATTTTTGTAAAAAGTATTTGTATATTTCCTATTGGGGTATATGTAGTGACATTGATTTCAGTCAATATGGTAATCGCATTTTTAATTGATCCTGCTTTATTTTCCATTAAACTAGATACCTCTAGTAAGTCATCAGGCATCATATGTATTGGAGGTCGATTAGATAAGTATTTTGTGGTGGTACGATTCAAAATATCTCCCCATAATGGAGAGGTTATATCAATATAATCAGTAGGATCAGCAATATGAATAGCTAAATAGAGCTTTCCATATTCATTATAAATACTGAACGCATCGTCTGCATCTAAACAGCCATCTGGATCAATACTAAATGTTTTATGATGTGTAAAATCAATCCGTTTAGTAATTTTAAAGATATGATCTGCATGTAGATTCTTTGTTAAAAAATTATCTTCATCCGGGTTTCTTTTATTTCCATAAATAGGTTCGATGTATTGGGAATAATTGTTTTCAAATAAATTGGACATATACAATACCATTTCGAAAAGATTTAAGTATTTTTGATAAATACTATTCTTTTTTCTTAATTTTCAATTGTTTAGTAAATATAAAGGCTTCTTTTGATCTGCATCGTTTTGAAAGGTTACATGAAAGGCAACAAATAACAATATTTTTTTGAGAATGTCCAATATTATTATAAATTCTGTCAAGTGTCCATTGGTTAGACTGTCGAATATTTTCATATAAAAGTTGAACATCACATAAACAATAAAAGCATTTTAATTGTGAAATAACAAGAGACTCGATACACTGATCGAAAGAAATAAAGGAATCTCTGTTATAAATCTTCTTTTCTTTATCTTGTTGTTGATAACCTTTAATTTTCCGATTTAATTCTGTTTTGATAATAGTAATATCTTTAAATTCCTGGTTTAAATATAAACAATTAATAATTTCAATTTGACCTTTTCTCTCTAAATATTTTTTATCAATAGATGGTAGTATATTATTTATTCTCTTACATTCCTTTTTTCCTTCTATTAATTCTATGTTATGTTTTCCAGAAAAAATAATTTTCTTATTCATTATATAGTTAAAGAGGTTAAAATTAAATAATTATATATATATAATGACGGACTCATGTATGGAATTAAAAAATATACAATATAATACAATGTTAAAAAAAGGACATAATTTAACTCCTACTATAAACAGTTCAGTTTGTACCGAAATAAATTCGTTTTTAAATGAAGAAATGAAATTGAATTTAAATAAGAGTTGGATCCAATTGGACAATACAAATAAGTTAAAAAAATTATATACATTTGCGGAAGAGTATTGTAAGAAACATGAAATAAATGATGTAAAAATACTGAAATTATATTTAAAAAACTGTTTAATTAAAAAAAGGTTGCAATATGATAAAGAAATTATATATGATAATTTAAAACAAACGATATCAGAAATACCAAATTTACAATTTAAGAACAAAAAATTTAGTATGAAGAGGGGGGAAAAGAAATCTTCTATTTTAAAGTGTTTGACTCCGGCGAAAAAGACCAAAAAAAATAATAAAATTGATACAAATTAAACAAATAATCCTAAGATATTATAATGGATCCTTTTCAATTACTAACAGTTACTAAGTATGATCTTCACCCTTCTTTACTTTATAGAGATGAAGATCAATTAAAACTAATAGAAGCAGCAGGACATTTAATTTATGATTATATTCATAAAGATCCTTTAGAAATTGCAGAATATTATTTTAATGAAAATATACAAGAAGATGTTGTACATTTATTAATGATAACATTACCTCACGAGGGTAATACATACCAACGGGAATTTGTGTATGAAATAGTTAATTATGCGTTATGGGTATATTTTCAGAACATAAATCCTCCTAGGTCATATAAAAATACATTTATAACCAAATATAAAAAAAATAATAGTAATTTGAAAGGTCAAATTGATTATATTCGTTCTATTCCACAGCCCGATCAAAGGACTGAAGAATGGTATTTATTCAGACATAATTTAATTACAGCCAGTTCGGCCTGGATGATTTTTGATTCTCCCGCGGCCAAAAATAGAATAATTTATGAAAAGTGTAAGCCATTGGAATCAACTAAATTTGGAAAGACGAATGTAGATAGTGCTTTTCATTGGGGACAAAAATACGAACCTTTAAGTGTGATGGTATATGAATATAATTATAATACAAAAATAGAAGATTTTGGATGTATAAAAGACAGTACATATTCATTTTTAGGGGCTTCACCCGATGGCATTAATACTGATGAAAGTTCTCCGTTATTTGGTCGTATGTTGGAAATTAAGAATCCTATTTCAAGGATAATAACAGGGACACCAAAAAAAGATTACTGGATTCAGATGCAGTTACAAATGGCAGTTTGCGATTTGAACGAGTGTGACTTTTTAGAAACTAAATTCGAGGAATATGAAAATGAAGATGAATTTCAACAAGATGGTTCATTTTATGAAACAATTGATGGTAAATTAAAGGGAATCATTTTATATTTTGATTTTAATGGGAACCCGTATTATGTATATGCTCCTTTACGATTGGAGAAAGAAGAATATAAGAAATGGGAAAAAGAACAATTTACCTTACACAGTGATAAATTATGGGTAAGAACTATACATTGGAAACTAGAAACATATAGTTGTATTTTGGTTCTGCGTAATTGTCTTTGGTTTCAGACAGCTATTCAAAAGATTGAAGATACATGGAAAATAATTGAGGATGAGCGAGTCACAGGATGTAACCATAGAGCACCTGTAAAAAAAGGTCCAAAAATATCCAAAACCGGCTGTTTAGTTCCAATGAATAGGTTATTTCCTCAACCAGAGGTAGAATCAACATCTATCATCGATTTGTTGAATTTAAAAATTAGAACTGAATCATTTGATGAAACCAAACAAAAGGAAGAAAATCATTCTTCAAATGGAATACTATTATAGTAATTGACCCTTTCGGGGGTGTACCCCGGGTTACATGCTTTTTTTTCAGGTTGTTTTGGTAAAGATTGATAAAGATCTCCGCAAACGGAGGCTGGTACGCAACTTCCGATAGAAGGATGATTCCACTGACGAATATTATTATTTTTTAAATAATTGGATGGAAAAATTGGAAATCGTTTCCATTGTACGCTTTCAGGAATATCAGTCCTAGGATGTTTAGTAGGTTTATACCAACCAGATAATAAAACATTATGAGGAGTATTATAATCAGTAAAATTTTCTATAATTAAAAATTTTGTAAAAAAATAAGTAAAGATTAAAATGAGAAGAATAATAAGTACAGTATTTTCTTTTATTAAAATTTTTCCTAAAATAGATTTCATTATACAATATCCAAAGAAACAAAATAAATTAAATAGGAATTGAGTATAAAAATTAATCAACTATATGTATTATAGATGGATAGTTCCGAAATGAGAGTAAAAAAACGAAACGGTCAATTAGAAGATATATCATTTGATAAAATATTAAAACGAATTAAAACCATAGGAGTAGAGCACAATATATCTATAAATTTTGCTAAATTATGTCAGAAAATTATTGATCAAATATATGATGGGATCCCAACTTCACAAATAGATGAATTAACAGCTGAACAGTGTGCCTCTATAAACACGCAACACGCAGACTATGGAAAATTAGCAAGTGCGATTATTATATCCAATCTTCATAAAAACACTTGTGAGAAAATAGAAGAAATTGCAAATAAGTTATTTAACTTTAAAGATATTCATGGACAGATAAAACCTCTTATTAGTAATGAGTTATTCGAAATAATAAATGATAATTCTGAATTATTAAATTCCTGGTTAGATTACAAACGAGATTATCTAGTGGATTATTTTGGATATAAAACTTTGGAAAGAGCTTATTTAATGAAGGTAAATAAAATAACAGTTGAAAGACCGCAACACATGTGGCTAAGAGTGGCAATAGGGATCCATGGGACAGATTTCAATCGAGCAAAAGAAACCTACGACTATATGAGTAAATTATATTTTACACATGCCACCCCAACTCTTTTTAACGCAGGAACTCCAAGACCACAGTTAAGTTCATGTTATTTATTGTCATTGGAAAGTGATAGTATTGATGGAGTTTATAATTCTTTAAAAGAATGTGCTCAAATTTCTAAATGGGCTGGAGGAATTGGGCTACATATTCATAATTTAAGAGGAACAGGTAGTCATATTAGAGGTACCAATGGAACTTCCAACGGAATAGTTCCAATGTTAAGAGTTTTTAATAATACGGCACGATATGTAGATCAAGGAGGAGGAAAAAGAAATGGAAGTTTTGCAATTTATTTGGAACCATGGCATAGCGATATTTTTAATTTTTTAGATCTAAAGAAAAATCATGGGGATGAAGAAATGAGAGCCCGGGATTTATTTTACGCGTTGTGGATACCAGATTTATTTATGAAAAGGATAAAAGAAAACGGAGAATGGTCGTTATTTTGTCCAGACAGGACTCCAGGATTAGCAGAATGTTATGGAGAGGAGTTTGAAAAATTATATACAAAATATGAAGAAGAGGAAAAATATGTGAAGAAGGTAAAAGCGAGAGATCTATGGTTTTCAATTTTGGATAGTCAAATGGAAACAGGAACTCCCTATTTATTATATAAAGATGCAGCAAATTCCAAATCAAACCAACAAAATTTAGGTACAATTAAATCATCAAACTTATGTACAGAAATCATAGAATATTCAGATGAAAAGGAAACAGCAGTTTGTAATTTAGCTAGTGTTTCATTAAGTAAATGTATTTCATACAATATAGTAGCTGAAGATGAAATAAAAATTTATTCAAAAACCGATTGTAATTATTGTAAAAAAGCAAAACAATTATTGAACGAATATGGTTTAAAGTATAGCGAAATAATTTTAGATGATGAAAAGATTCGTTTAGATTATTACAATCAGGTAAATAAAAATGCTGTGAATCCAATTAACAGTGTTCCTCAAATATATGTAAATTCAGAAAGAATAGGTGGGTTCAATGAATTGAAACAATTAATGGAAAATCCTCAATTTGACTTTGATACTTTATATAAAATTGTAAAAATTGCAACATTTAATTTGAACAAAATAATTGATATTAATTATTATCCTAATGATAAAACAAGGAGGTCTAATTTTTTACATAGACCCATAGGAATTGGGGTACAGGGATTAGCCGATGCGTTTATGATTTTAAATATTCCTTTTTATAGTGAAAAAGCAAAAGAATTAAATAAGCAAATTTTCGAGACTATTTATTTTGCCTCCCTTTCTACATCTAATTTATTATCAATTGATCGCTTGGAAAAAATGAAAGAAATTCATCAAATAAATAATTTTGATGCTCAAATTTTTATCAACAAAGATCCACATTGTAGAGAATATACCCACTTTGAAGATTCCAATAAAGATATATTCCAGTATATAAAACCTATAAGGAATGAATTAAATCTAACTGATGACAAACTAGGAGCCTATAGTAGTTTCGAAGGTTCGCCACTTTCTAAGGGGTTATTTCAATTCGATTTATGGGGTGAAAAAGCTTCATCAAGGTATGATTGGGAAACCTTACGCAAATATGTTATTCAATATGGTGTTCGCAATTCATTATTAGTTGCTCCCATGCCTACAGCTAGTACAAGTCAAATATTAGGAAACAATGAATGTTTTGAACCATATACAAGTAATATATATACAAGAAGAACATTGGCCGGGGAATTTGTAATTGTAAATAAGCATTTGATGAAAGATTTGGAAAATTTACAATTATGGAATGAAGAAGTAAAAAATAATATTATAGCAAATAAAGGAAGTATTCAATATATAGATGGGATACCTGATGAATTGAAAAAAAAATATTTAATAGTATGGGAAATTCCAATGAAACACCTTATTGATATGGCGGCGGATAGAGGACAATTTATATGTCAAAGTCAAAGTATGAATTTGTGGTTGGAAGATCCAAATTACAATAATTTGACTTCTATGCATTTTTATAGTTGGCAAAAAGGATTGAAAACAGGAATATATTATTTGAGAAGGAAAGCAAAACATCAACCTCAACAATTTACAATTAAACCTAGTAATGAAAAAATAGAACAGGAAGAGGAACATGATATTTGTGAGATGTGTAGTGGTTAGAGCAATTTATATATTTTAAAATTAAGATATAACCAAATGTAAAAGATTAAAAGCAAAATATTAATTACAACTACATTTATTTTTCCCAAAGGATAAATCCATAAAGTAAGTAAAATAGATGTAAGTGTAAAAAATACACCAAGGGCAGCATTTTTAATAAAAACTAATAATGCATTGTTTCCTTTTTGCCATACAATGGAAAGTAAATAAAAAAATATAAGAGGAAGTCCCCATAAATAGGCTGTAATGTGTAAGTAAAAAGGATTATTTTTATAAAGAGATGTAAAATAAGAAAAAGAAGCGGCCAAAATTGCTCCTACTAAAGCTTGGGTATAAATATTCCACATATACTATAGACACAAAGAAAGTTGTTTCTTAAAATAATTATTTTTCTGTAAAATATCAGTTTGAAAGTATAATTTATAAAAACATCTTAAACAAATTAAAATATCAATGTAAGCATTATGAAGATTGGTTGGTAATTTACCAAATAAGAATTGATGTAATTCACAGAGTCGGGGGTACTTATAGTAGGGTTCTCCCTTGTAATTTTTTCTAATTATTTTGCATAAGTCAATGGTATTTTTCATGGTGCAAAATATAGCTGTTGGAATAGCTACATGCCAATCATTTCTTAATCCTTCAATGATAATCATTTTCTTATCAAATTCAATATTATGAGCAACAAGAAGATCGCATTCTTGACAAACAGAATGAAAGTGTTGTAATACGGGCAGAATAGATATTCCCTGTTGTTGAATCATTCTTTGTGTAATTCCGTGGATTTTAGTACTTTCTTTGGAAACGCGGATATTTTTTGGAAGAGATATAATTACATTTTGATCAACCAATACTTTGTTTTCATCAGTGTCATATAAAATATAGCTCAGTTGAACAATGTAGGGTTGAGAAATTACATTAGTAAGCGCTATTCCTTTTGGAATTAATCCTGTAGTTTCTGTATCAAATACAAGAATTTTCATTTTTTTTGAGGGTTACATGTAATTAATATTTGAATCAATTTTATATCTAAAGAAAATAATCTATGGTTATGTAAATGTATGTTTATTTATTATTAT